AAGAAACGGATTCTTTAGATGGTGTGAGTTGTACTGACCGTAGTTGAGCATCTCACGTGCTCGGATCTCGCAGAACCAGAGCGCCATTACTAAGTCTGTCTTACCCTTAGTAGTAGGAGTCCAGGTGATTAACTGTTCGATTAACGCTTTAACGTTTTCAGTTTGGTCACTAGGTAAGTGAATAAGGTTGTCTCTGTGGTGCTTGCCATCGTGTTGCTTGGTGCCGAACAGAGTTGACATTGACGCAACACCAAAGCCTGCATCCCACTTGTTGTTGCCTGTATGGTGTTCCCGCAGTAACACTCCGCGTGATGCCAAGTGTTGTCTGATTCCTTCATCTTGTGTGAGGAAAGACTGGAACGCATTACGTTCAACAATCCACTCAGACGGGCCGTATAGGGAAGTCCAATTAAATATAAGGTCACGAATATCGGCAGGAGACGGTCTAGTAATTTTAATAGCATCTACTATGTACCTCTTGTTAGTATTGCGGTCAACCGCATAACAGATAGCTGCTGTATCACCAATCATTGCAGGATCTAGACCACAGATGATGGAGTAGCCACCTAGATCTCTAGGATGACCAGGGTTACCTGCAACTAACGGACCAGACTTACGCATACCGTCAATAGAGCCACGTACACATACCGGGTCAAAGGCTGAGTTCTCAGATACATCTTGCTGTTGATAGACAAGTGCCCAAGTAGATGTGTCCATCGCTTGGCGTTCGTTGTAAAGATTGCGACCAGACCAGCGTGGGTATAGGCCGTCTTCATCTTTGTCAGCTTCTTCTTGTCCATCAAATGGAGCATCTGACTTAGGCCAGAGCGTTACCCAGTTATCTGGGTCTTCATCTGCTTCCAAAAGTGCTGGCATAGCAAGATAGGTCCAAGGGACTAAGCCACCTGGGTAGCGGTCCTCTTGGCGTAGCTCGCGGTATAAGTCCACGGAGGCTACACGAGTTCCAATAATAATAAGTTTACCTGTTGGGTTAAGACGAGAACGCACGTCCTGCGTCAGCCACTTAATCTGTCGCTCAAAGTCATTGGCGTTAGATAGGGTCACCGCGTCATCTACAATAATCATATCTGCACGCTTACCGTAGATCTGACCGCCGATACCGACGGCTTCAATGTTCGGGTCCTTTTCAGATGACTCACGTAGCTCATCACCAAAGGTGACGCGGGTTGCCTGCCAGGAAGCGGTCTTAGAGTTAAACCCTACGCCAGCAGCGTAAGCCTGCTGCAGTTCTTCATAATTAGGATGAGTCAGTCGTTGCTTGATGGCGTAGAGAAAGTCTGCTGCTAGTCGCTGGGTCTGGGACACAATCAGGACTCTAAAGTTTGGATTGCGTGCTACCTGCCAGGTGACGTAGTCAATTGTAATAGTCATTGACTTGGCGTGGTTGGGCGGAATGTTGACAAGGATACGGTTATTAGCCAGACCTTTTTCAAACTTCATCGCCGGATGTAACCAGCTTGGCTCACGTCCCTCGATAACATCTACAATGTTCATCTGGTGGGGGAAGGTCCTAGAGTGTAGGAACCGAGATCTAAACTCTGCGAAATCTATATCGTGCACATCGCCAGATGCAAAGGACTTGTCCTTCAAGCCTAGGCGGGTTCGGTCTACCTTGTCTGCAAAGACCTTGTCTGTGCGGCGGTAGTACTCATAAGTCTTGATGGATTTGCCAGCAGAGGCCGTAGCCTGCTCAATGGTCATACCTTCAGCCACCGCGTTTAGAATAATACGCTTGGCGATATCTGCTGAGTTCTCAGCCATTGGCTTCCTGATTCTGTAACATTTCATAGGCAAGGATCGCTGCCGCGATTTTGCGGCGGTTTGCTAAAGACTGGGCTTTGTCAGCTTCAGCCTTCTCCTTGCGCCGAGTACGATAATACTCCAACTGGCGTTGGTGCTCTTCTGGGGTCATTGGATTGACTCGCATCGTACTCCTTTCAATGGGCCGGAATCGGTTTTTACACCTGGTTCGGAAATGATCTAACACCTGGTTAGATAGTCCTATCCCCACTAAAAGAAAGTGCAGCTTCGGGCTTGACGCCCGAACGAGCCACAGCGAAGTGAGGGGTAAGACTACACTCGGCCTAGGGGCCTCGCTAGAGGCCAACCGATAGTCGCAAAGCCTATTCTCCCCGCTTTGCTCCCTACTATATATAAGGCAGGGAAACGGCGCCATTTCTCGTTTTTAGAATGTGACGTTAGTCACATACGGTAAAACCGCAGGTCAGAGCTACATTACGGGATCTCACTTTAGTCGAAATATTTGTTTGGGGTGTTAAGGACCCACCGCCCTCCAGATTCAACACCCCGGGTAGGCCGTGACCGGTCAGACCGCTTTTTCCACAGGGCAAGCGGGGCTGTGGATAAACCTGTGGATAAGTATTTGAAAGAAAACTGTGGGCGCACTACCCATCCGGCTATGCCTCTTAGGTAATCTCCAACTATTAACAATGCCTTTACAGTTGCAAGCCCTAGACATTCACGCCCTAATTGTCCACCGATTGATAGCCCGTGAATGGTTGAATGTTCAACTACTTATAACCTGACATCTTTTGAAATGTAGACAAAGCGACAATGTTATCCTTGCCATTCTCAGGATTCATTCAGGAAAACGTTATCAAACTGTTACCAAATAATGCTTGTTATCGCTTGACATACGGCACAGTCCCGTATAGATTTCTCTTATCAGGTAAACACCTGAATTAACCTAAGAGGGAGAAACAAAGAATGACACGCAAAGATTATGTAATCATAGCAAAAGTGTTTGCACACTTTGGGCAGATGATAGAACTAGAAGAGACAATCGGGGCAGACATAGCCCGCAATCTAGCAGACGCTTTACAGGCAGACAACCCACGCTTTGACCGCGCCCGCTTTCTAGATGCTTGCGGGGTAAAGTAATGAATAGCACCTGTACACAATGCGGAGATGATAACGACATCCTGACCGCCTTTACGGCGGACAAGGTCTGCGGGAAATGCACACGCAAGAATCATAGAAAGGCGGTTAAGTAATGGACACAGCAAGCAAGGCGACCCTAGCGGTCGGGGGCGTATTCCTCGCCCTAATCGTGGCAATGTTAGCAACACTAGGCGCGGGGACAGGATGCGCCACAGGTGAGACTCAACAACTCATCACATACCAAAACTCACAACACGGCGAATGGGTGACCGAGCCGGTCTATGCAGAATGCGAGGGCAAGTAATGAATGCAATCGAAGTACTTTTGAAGAGGCAAGCCGCGCTTATGAGCGCATACGAGGCAGCGAAAGAGAATCCCGACGACCTAACGGATGAAGAGTATTTTGGGTCGGATGAGTATTACGAGACATCCATTGGATTGATAAGTGAACTCATCGAAGAGATAAAGAGAGAGGGCAAGGAATGAAAACACTACGCGAACTAGCGAAAGAGGCGGGGATAGATGAGAAGTATTTCGACCGCGATTTCCTAATGCTTGACCAGCGCTACGCGATTATGCAAGATGAGAAAGGGCTGCATCTAACCGACCTAGTTTCCTGGGCTAGTTTCTCCCCTCGTACTATTGGGAGAAAGTCTAACGCGACGGCGAAAGGCTTACAGTTTCAACTCGGACAGTACAAGGTTTGGATAAGGCAGATAACCAAATAGACCGAAACGCCGTGAGGCGTCCACCCGTAAGGCGGGTGCTGATGAGGTCAAGCCAAACCAGCTTTTTTAACTAGGAGGAGGAAGAAGAAGTGCTGATTTACATAGGAACAACAAACACAACAACGGGAAACCCTCGTCGCGGGTGGATTCGCACAACGGCAGCGGGGCAGATTCTCGGATGGATTGAAGAGGGATACGAGGGGCGCGGGGCTATTGGAGGATACGACGACGGCGAATCTATGAAGATTACAGTTGCGCCCGCTGAGTTCAAGCGTCTTAAAGGTCTTGCACTATCTCACGAGAAAGCGGGCAAGTAATGGAGAACTTAGACGAACTCATCCACGAAATTGAAATGAATGAATGGCGCAAGTTGGGAGCAATACGAGCAAAAGAGAGAGAGGGCAAGGAATGATTATCTCAACATTCTGTCAAGATTGCGACATTGATTTGCCGGACATTGAGGGAGAGTACCAACAAGAAAGTAACGTGATGAGTTATACCTGTACCAAATGTGGAAGCGAACAAGAACAACAAAACTGGGAGGAAAAGTAAATGGGAGCACGAGTTATATTCAACATCAAGCAAGACGAGGGCAACTACATCTGCCTTTACTCACATTGGGGGGAGATGACGGCATTGGAGGATGCGGGCAGGGCTATCGCAAAAGCTCGTCCACGCTGGGGAGATGATTCCTATTGCGCCCGAATTATCGTGAGCCAACTAATCGGTAACGATTGGGACAGCGAGACAGGCTTTGGGCTGTGGGTATCGGCTGAACCTTGTATGGATGAGGCGTGGGTGCTAATTGACCTACAAAATCAAACTGTAACAGCGGTGGACGGAACACACTCGTTCGAGGGATTCATTAACTATCACAGCGTGGCTGTGTGAGAGGATGAGGAAATGAAAGATTACTGTGACGATTGCGGGCAGGTGGAATGGATGTGTACCTGTGAGGAAGAGATAAACGTCGTGCAATTAACAAGTAGAGGATGGCTGGTGCTGGTAATTCTGCCCGCACTTCTAGTAATGCTGGGAATATGGCAGGTGTCAAGCCACTTATGGTATGTGGGTGAGGGCGGGAGCTTTCTTGGCTACTGTTGGGGTACTATGGTAGAGTGCTACAGGGAGGGTATGTAATGGGATACGAACCTGAACTGAACGACCCCGTATTTTATGCGGGAGATTATGAGGAAGCGGTCAAGTGCTTCATCTGTGGCGACCAGTTAGACCCTGACGACATAGTGTGGGCAAATGTGGAGGGGCAGATAGTCAAAGAAGGCAACGACACAACCTGGTGCGTTGTTTGTTTACCTAGCGAGGAGGAAAGCAATGAATGAAGAATACTTACAGGCTAAGTTTAACTTATGCCTAAACCAAGCCGAGAAGAACATCAAGGAAGAGGAGATAGCTTTGGCTATCAAGAACTTAGAGAGGGCAAACACCGCTATGGCACGCCTGTTTGGGTTGGAGGAGGGAGACAATGAGTAACATCTACACAATTCACCCTAAAAAGTCTGACCTAATCTTGCTTTACGAGGTAGTAGATAAGCAAGGTAGAGGGCTATGGGGAGGGGAGGATAGCTTAGAAGCTATCAAGTGGCTACGCCTAAACCTGCGTGATGAGTGCAGACTATTAGTATCAGCGTGGGATAGTGATGAAGAGGACGCTCACCTAGTGGGTCAGAGTATAGACATAACAGGCATAGTGCTGGAAGCATTCAAAGAAGGGTTAAAGGTATGAGTTTAGTGTTAGGTCTAATCGTAGTAATGCTGGTAGCCTATGCGCTTATAGTGTGGGAGGATAAAATCAATGGAGAATAGGCAGGTTAGTGGTGTGCAAGCGATTCACCACCGCAATTATAGAAGGGCAAGAGACCGAGCTTTAGTGCGCTTGTCTCATTTATACGCTGACGAATACAGGCGATTGCTTGTGGAAGAGAGAGAGTTAGATGAGCAAGAAGGCAAGAAGTGGGTTGGTGTTGCTGATAATACCCGTCTTACTATTACTACACATACACGGGCGAACGCCGTCCCTGATGTCGCAGGACGTACCGATTATGACAGCTCGGACGAAGGCTACAATGGAGGAGAAGCGTGAGAACAAAGCACTTGCAGTTAGTTACGCACGAGCACTCGGTTACAATCAAAACCAAATCAAATGTCTTGTCACCCTATGGACCCGTGAGAGCAGGTTTGACCACCTCGCAGACAACCCAAGAAGCACAGCTTATGGAATTGCTCAACTCCTTAGAGAACGTAGTGGACAGCCTCAACTTCAAATCCTTCACGGCATACGATACATTGGTCACCGCTATGGAGGGAGTGCGTGTCGCGCTCTTAGCCACTCCGACAGACGAGGCTGGTACTGATGACGTGCGAAGAGTGTGGTGATGACCTTGTTGCAGAAGGAGAGAGCAAGTGTCTGGAATGTTTAGAAGCTAGCATATAAAACAAAAAGCCCTCGCCGTAATTGGCGGGGGCTTCTTGCTAGCACTCGGTAGTATCTGACTACCTGGCTTAACTATAACTTACGCAACCACACTTGTCCATTAACTGCTAACGTTTCAAACTTACCTTGATAGCGGTGGATAAATAGATTAACACCGAGCTTAGGTGCCAGGTGTGCAGGTAGATTAGATCCCCATTCGTAATCATCGAAGGAGAGGATGCCGTTAGGTTTTAGATACTGCCACGCTAGCTCACCATCTATCAGAGCTGAAGCTGCAGTATGGTCTGCATCAACATAGACAAAGTCATATTCAAAGTTATTATCCAACAGGTACTCAACAGTAGTTTTCTTTTGTTTCATTGCCCTGCCGTGTAGCTTTGCATCATAGACAGACTCAACATCTGAGAAGTCCATCTGCTTATGTATCTCTTCATCGCTACCCTGCCAGGTATCAACGTCAATGAGGATAGAGTTCTGACCAGTCAGTACGTTGTCTAGCATCCACACACTAGCATCCCCTGTGTATGCACCGAGCTGGAGGAAGGTCAAATTATCTTGACCGGCTAACGGAATTAGGAACCGCTCGAAGTTTTGCTGAGCTGTAACCTTGAACCAGTTGGGGTACTTATCCTCCATTGGAGTAGAACCCTCCACCCTTGAAGGTAATACCAGGTGCATCATAGATGCGGTTCATAGTTATGTGGCACACAAAGCACGAAGGGTCTTTGGGTTCCTCGTGGATAGAACGCTCAACCGATAGCACCTCTTGGCATTTACTACACTTGTAGTCATAGATCATAGTTGCACCGCCTCTTCCAAAGGTAGATAACCTACTAACTTACTTACTTTATTAGAACGTGAGAACTCTGTGGTCGCTGGCATCCAGTGGCTTAGCCATTCAGGTTCAGGTACATCCATCAGGTCAAAAGAAAAGACACCTTTCGGTGTCGAGTTGATGTAGAACGGGATAAGATCTCGCTCAGCTGCCTGCGTTATGAGCTTGCGATACTTCATCTCTTCAATCAGTAGCGTATCGTAATGTGTATAGCGACACTTCAACTCTATGTAGTGCCCTGCTTGAACGCTGATGCAGTCAAAGGAATCATAGATACCTTCAGACTTAGCAAGGTCTGGATACAAACTCTGTTTAAGGTAATCGAATAGTTCTTGTTCTTTCATTGCCAAGGTGACTGCCCTCCGAGATTGTCAATTAACTTACGCAGTGATGCGTTGCATCTACGATCTGCGGTGGATACTGCACACTCTAACTGTCCTGCTATCTGTTGCAGTGTGAACAACTCGTGGTGACGCAGACGCAATAGCATCTGGTCTTCTACTTCTAACTCTAGGTATGCCTTCTTCAAATCTATAAGCGTTGCAAGTAAGTTGCCACCTTCTGATGGACTGGACTTACCCTTTGGTTGTCCATCTTGTACCATCTGTTGTGCTTGCTCTAGCACTGTGCCATCTAGTACTGATGCAATAACAAAAGGTAGTAGCTGACCGATAGTTGCTGACTCATAGTACGCTTCGTCCTGTGTCTGATACCCAGACTTAGATGCCTTCTCTTTACGTGCGTAACGCTCCGCTGCACGCCTCATCTGCCACGCTATGCGCTGCTCGTTGTGACGTCTGCGCTCTTCATTCTCTTCTGACATCTGCTCATTGATGTAAGCAGAACGACCCATTGCCCAAGCCATACACTCTTGCTTGATGTCATCGCGTTCAACATACTTGTTGTACCTGCGATAGATCGTACCTGCAACACTAGGTACTAGATCATAGACAACTGGGTGTAACTCAGTCATTGTCCTGCACTTCAGGCCATACGCCATCTAGTACCATCATTGCAATAGCTGAGTAGTTCAGTAAGTCTAAGAAGGAATCACGCAATGACTCATTGCTTGGTTGAACGCCAGAGTCTAGTAAGTTATTGATGCGTGCTATCTTGTCCCACATACGTACACGCAAACCATTAAGTGGTCCACCTGGTGAGTGAGCAATGTTCTTTGGGCCGTAGTCGTGGTGCTTACGCACCAATAGATTGCCAGCCTGATCCATAATGCGCCAGACATCTGCAATGAAAGCTGCATTTACCTTGTCGGTATCGGACGCAAGAGGATAGTCTCGGTTTCCATATTGATCTCTAGGATCTGGAAGCCCATATGCTGCAAAATCTGTACCATCTGTAACCATTCGTCTCTACTCACCCTTCTCACCTACTAGCAAAGCACGTGTGGCGTTGGCCCCGTGTGCTAAGTAGTAGTCATTGATGTCCATACCTGGTGGTAGTGTAACAATAGTTGAGTTCATTACCTCGTTAGCCACACGCTTGGCAAACTCAGCTCCAGGATTAGACCCATCCTCTTTCGTATCGTTGTCACCGACAATATAGATAGTGTCATACCCACCAAATAGTTTTGGAAAGTGTGGCTTCCAACTGGCAACTCCAGGTACACCAACTGCTGGGATACCAAGCATCCCGCTAGTTATGACTGCATCTAACTCGCCTTCACATACAACGATATGTGGCGACTGCAAGGTGATATCACATACGTTATACAGGTGTGCCTTCTGCCCAGTAGGTGAACCATACTTAGGCTTGCCATCATCTAGTCTGCGGAACTTAAAGCCAACGCAACTACCAGTTGCAGTGATGTATGGAATAGAGATCCATCCTTCATACATCTCGTGACCATTGCTAGGAACAGTAACAGTACCCAGCATAAAGCGTGAGGCTACCTCTTCAGATATCCCACGTCCTTCTAGGACGCCTAATGCCTCCGGACTTACCGCTTGGGCGTATCTGTGCGCCGCTTCTAGTAGCAATTTCGATTGCACGTTTGAGGCCATCCTTAAACTCCAAGTTCTCTAGTATGCAGACCAAGTTAGCTGCATTGCCACCCTTACCGCAGGTCTGACAGTAGTAAAGGTTCTTATCTGTATTCATAGAGGCAGACCTACGCGAGTCAGCGTGCATCACACAACGCACTGCTACCTCACGTCCCTCTCGTACCTCACCTCCGAAGTAACTTACGATAGGTGCTATTGGGATTGAGTTAGCTTCATCCGATCTTGACTTACCTTTGTGTGCCCTGGACCAGTCTTGTGTTGACATACGCACCCCTTGCCCTCGCACTTATCGTGCCAATTAGAAGCTCTCTTGTAGTGAGAAAGCGTGTTCTCTTCTCCGGCCTTATGACAGTTCAGGCAAATCATATTCTTCTACCGCTTCTTCTGTATCTGCCTCTGCTATCGCTTCATCTAATTCATCTGCTACTGGTACAAATATCTCTGACGTTGTTATTTCTCCACCTGGTACTGGCATTACTGTTTCTCCTTTAACCATTGAGTTAAGTCTTGGATGACCCAAGCCTGATCTATTGATGCGTTGCGACGCTTAACTACGACATATGACAGAGGGACTTCCCCGATACCTCGTGCCTTGGCATAGTTAAGCGCCTCAACTTGTGCTTCTCTCCAGAACTCTGGCAGGGATAGTGTCTGCCTGTTCTTGAGTTCAAGGATATAGGTTTCTCCAGATATGATAACAACCATATCTCCCTCATCCTTTGCCCCAGCTTTTGTCAGACGTTCTGCCATAGCTCCCGCATTGCGTAGCCACTTCATAACATCTGTCTCAAACTGAGAACCCTTGCGTCCATTCTTATTGGCCATCTAGTTTTACCTGATTGACCTTGAAGACTTGGACTCCATCTTCTTCTTCAACTCTGACTACGTTTGCTTGGATAAGTAGCGATGCGAATGCAGCAAAGTCTTTCTCTAATTTATTGATGCGGTTCTTTACATACTGCATCTCTGTATTAGCCATTGTTGACCCACTCTCCTCGTTCTACGCAAACACGGTAAGGCATATTGGTTTTAGTCGCTGCGTTGTATGACCACTGTGTTTCATACTTAACGCAAGGACCTTGTGACTCTTCTTGTGCAGACGCATACATAACACTAGCAAGAATACCAATGAGTATCACTACTGATACAGCACCCCAGCGCCAGTCTTCGTTTTCTACCGCAAGAATTGCTGTTGCAAGTAACGCACCCAATACAGCAACAATAAGTGCTGCTCCAAGAATATAACTAAACATTATATCCTCCTTGGTATCCAGCCATAGCATCTCTCCTTAACATCCAACCAAACTCATCTTGGTCACCGATCTGACACGCTGCA